CAGAGCGGCGCGCCGCGAGCAATCGGCAGTTCCCCCCAATCCACTACGCAAATTACAGTGCAGGTACAGGCAATGGACAGCCAGTCGTTCATGGACCACAGCCACGACATTGCAACAGCCGTGCGTGAAGCTGTTCTCAACATGAACTCCCTCAACGACGTGATCAGCGACTTATAATGCCCGCGGTATTTCCAACACTTAAAACAGGCGCCGTCGCCCAGTACCCGGCGACAGATTCCAATCAGTTCGCCAGCTTCGTGGTGCGATTCCTAGACGGCAGCGACCAACGTCACCGGCAGTTCCCGGCGCCCCTGCGGACCTGGGTTATCAAACTAAACATGCTGGATGAAACGGAACTGAATGCGCTGGAGCAATTCTTCATAGCGCAGGAAGGAAGTGTCGGCACATTTTCCTTTGTGGATCCATGGACGCAAACCACCTTTACGAATTGCAGCCTAAAACAAGACACTCTTCAGTATGCGGTCCAAGGAGAGATGCAAGGAACGGCCAGCTTGACGGTGATGGAAAACAGAGTGTAGATGCCATACTTTCCTCAACTGTCGTCGGGGGCTACCGGCCAATATCCCGTTCAGAAACGCCGCACCGAAAGAACGATCATCAACCAACTCCCGGACGGGCATACGGTGAAGTTTGCGGACGCAGGCGCGGAGCAGGTGGAGTGGCAATTGACGTTTCAGGACCTGACAGATTCCGAGATCGCCGGCCTGCAACAGTTTTTTGCGACCTGTGAAGGACAGCTCAATGGCTTCACGTTTCTCGACCCACTCGACAACTTGCTTGTGTGGAGCGAAGCCCTGAACGAACCGGCCTGGGAAGCCAGCACGCTGCTGCAATTCACTGCAGGAATCAGTGATCCTAATGGTGGAACCGGCGCGACGACCATCGTGAATCCGACCGGGTCCGACGTGAGCGTTCAGCAGAGCGTCGATGCGCCGGGGGCGTTGGTGTATTGTTTCAGTGCCTATGTCCGGAGTCAGAACGGAGTTTCGATTTCGCTATTCCGTCAGACCTCCGACGCATCGGCAAGCAATATATACGCAACGCAGGCGGCGTGGAGCCGGATCAGCCTCAGTGGAAGCCTAAATACGGCGGTAGACTCCACAACGGTCGGAATCGCGGTGCCGGCAGGGCAGTCAGTGGATGTATACGGATTTCAACTCGAAGCACAGCCGGCAGCTTCGCCTTATAAGTCAAGTTTCTCTGCAGGGGGCGTCTATTCCAATGCGCATTTCAGCCAGGACGCTCTTACCGTAACGACAACAGGGCCCAATCGCAATCACTGCACACTAACCATTTCGGCACGCTGACAAATGCCCACGGCGTTTCAAGTTAAAGAGCAGGCTGTTACCGACACACCGCTTCTTCTCTTCAGCTGTCAGCTTCAAGATGCCCGGGTGGAAAACTGGTCGACGCACCAGATCACCTTCTCCGGAACAACGTACCAAGCGAGAGTCCTGCAACACAATCTCTACGAAATTCAAACATCATCAGACCTGGGCGTAGACGCGATTCCAAAGATTTCGCTCTCACTCGCGAACGCCGACTCGTACTTCTCGGAAATCGAACGAAGCATAGGGTTCAAGGGCGCGACGCTTACAGTCAGCTTTGCTTTCTTCGACATTACGCAAGGCGCCACTACAACCGCACTGCTCACACTGTTTAAAGGAATTTTCAATCCTCCGGACGAAATCACGGAATCCACGTTTCGCGTGACGGCCGTAAACAAGATGAATATGCAGCGGGTGCTAATGCCGCAGGTACGGGTCCAGCGGCGCTGCCCGTGGGAATTTCCGGCCGCGCTGGAACAAAGGCAGGAGGCCGTCAACGGAGGTGCGAACGGGAAATACTCGCGGTTCTACCGTTGCGGATATTCGCCCGATGTGCCCGGCGGGGCGGGGGCGCTCAACGGCGCGGTTCCGTATACCACGTGCAGTTTTACGAGATCCGACTGCGAAGCACGGGGCATGTTCAACCAGGACGGCTCCCTGCAGACGACGCGAAGATTCGGCGGGATGGAATTCGTACCGTCCTCAACACTGGTTCGATCATCCGGTCAATCCAGTCGATATTGGTCGCCGGTAGTATCAAATGTTGCCTTGTACAACGATTTCGTCCCGCTCATCTACGGAACCGTGTGGTACTCACCCAGTATTGTGTTTGCTAGAAACGACGGCAACCTAACCCGAATCGAAGTACTGCTGGGAATGGGAGAGATTAACAACGTCATCAAGGTACTGGTGAACGGCATTGAAATTCCGCAAGGCCAAGCGGGCGCCAACATGACAGGGACGGGCTGGTTCAACCTGTTCAGCACCGGCAGCCGAACGGGAGGATTCAACCCGGATTTCAGCGACAGTAATGGGAATCCGATGGGAGATCCTTACGGGAGCATGGCGGCTCTCTCGGTGGTAGTTCCGAATCGAATCAACGACGGCGGCAACTTACCCGCGATCGCAGTGCTGGTGGAAGGTTCGAAGCTGGATAGGTACGGGCTGGACGGAACATTCGCGAGCAACACGTTCACAAACAATCCCAGCTGGATTCTGCTGGACATTTTGCGACGGTGCGGCTGGGCGTTAGCCGAGATCGATGTGCCGAGTTTTGCCGCAGCAGCGGCCTATGCAGATGAACAGATACAGACCCAAGATCTTTATGGAAACACGATCACGCTGCCGCGTTTCGGCTGCAATCTGGCGCTAGCCAGCAGACGAACCGCAGGCGACCTGATCCGCGGAGTTCGCAACACTTGCCGGCTGTATCTGACTTATGGAACGGACGGGTTGCTACAGCTCGGCGTAGAGAACACATTTGCTTTGCAGCAGCCATCCAAGCCGGACTGGAGCAACAGCACAAGTGTGTATAACGGCGGTTGGCCGGGGTACGAATTCAGCGACGGGTCTTCGGGAGATTCCAATATTGTGCGGAGTGGGAACGGACAGTCCAGCCTTCGCCTGTGGTCGCGCAGTATCGCAGATACTCCGAATCGCCTGGCTGTCGAGTTTCAAGATTCGTTGAATGAATACCAGCGGGACAGCTATTCGTTGACCGATGTGGATGATGTCCAGCTAGCGGGGCAGGAAATTACGGCGCCCATCACGGCGCTGGGAATTCCGAATTACGATCAAGCAGCGCGCATCCTGAAATTCAACCTGGATCGTTCGATTCAGGGCAACACATACGTCCAGTTTCAGACAAGCGTCAAAGCGCTGGGCCTTCAACCAGGCGACTTAATTTTACTCACATACCTAAAGGAAGGATTTACCCAGCAGCCGTTCCGAATTATCAAGATCGCGCCAGACCTGAATTACCGCACGGCCTCAATTACGGCGCAGATACATGACGATGCCTGGTATGACGACACCAATGGCCAAGTGTCCGGCAACTCGGGTGCACGGCGACAACCTGACTCGGATATAGGGCTTCCACGGCCGCTGATTGGAACGGTGGTGGATGCAAACGGGAACGTACAATTCGGAGTGACGGAAGCCACGCTCCAAGCGGCGGACGGAAGTACAGCGGTTGAAGTGACTGTAGCATTTTCTGTACCTTCGACGGTTGCCTCGGGAGCTCCTGGCGTTCCGCTGCTGAGCCTGGCGGCGGTGATTGCCACGAGCGGCGGGACACTGTATGGCGGGACAACGCTGTATTACGCGGTGAGCGCTGTAGACGTTTCCGGATCGGAGGGGAGCCTTTCGTTTATCGTCCCGGCGGCGATTCCCGCGGGACCAAACACGGATACGGTGACTCTGACGGGACTCAGTTTTCCGCCGGTCGCGGCCACGTTTCGCGTGTATCGAGGCGCGAGCCCGGCGCAACTATACCGGATTGCATCGAGTCAGAGCATCGCACCGCAGTTCACGGATAGCGGCCTGGCAAACCAGATCAGCCCGCCTCCCGATCCTAATTTCGACCACGCCAATTACTACTGGAGGATGGAACAGCAGCCGGAATATCCTGCCACGACGCACGATTCAGTGACAATTGGCAACGATACGCTGCAGATGGTTGTGAACGGTTACCAAGGGATGATCGTGCGGATCACGCGCGGAACCGGAGCGGCCCAAGAGCGTGTGATCGCATCAAATACTATAACCGCGCTACAGGTCAGCTTACCTTGGGATACGCAGCCGGATGCAACAAGTTATTTTGTGGTCGCAGAATCGGGCTGGCACCCCGGCGCGACGGCGCATGCCAGTCCGGTGCAGTTTGAGATTCCAAACCGGCCGGCGGCGACGGTTCACATTTCCGGCCGAGCGGCCAATGTAAACAACGAGGAATCACCACTGGAACTGTGCACGCTGACCCGGTGGGTGATTGGAGGATCGGGTGGGCTGGATGCGGACGTGCCGCCAGCGCCGTCGTTCGGTCTGGGTTTTTCGAGTGCGTTCGGCGGCTCGATCGACCTGAGTGGCGTAAGCTTCACAGACCTGTCAAACACGCATACGATCACCGCGGGCACGCTCACTCTCTATTATTTTGAAGAGCTGGGTGGTTTGCCGACGCTGTCCCTAGCGTCCGCCATCGGCCCGCAAGATACATTCGCGGATCTGAGTGCAGCGAGTACGGCGCAAGCGGGAAGCTTTATCGAACTCGAGGCGGAGGTACTGCAAATTGCAGCCGTGCTGAATAACGGATCGCGCTTTCAACTAGTTCGGGGAGTCCAGAGCAGCACGAGCGCGGCGCATCCCAGCGGGACTCTAGTGTACATGCTTTCGAGCAAGACGCAGATCGTGCCGTTCGCGCCCGATTTCTTCGGCAGCCCGGCGAGCGGGAGCTGGAGTTTTCCCACATTCCTACCGGACTGCCGTATTACGAGCGCGGAACTTTTCGTGACAAATATCAAAGGGAACAGCCCGACGACGGCCATCTGCGTAACTGCGGCCGAAGATTTCGGATTGCGAACGCTAGCAGGCGGACAGTATTCGTTTCAGGTGGAAGGATTTCTGGCGATTGAAACGGGCGCGACGCCCGACATCATTGTCGAGAACACTTACTCGGTGCGCGATGTGTATGCGGTTATTCGGCAAGCGCCCGTGGGCGGGCCGGTTCAATTTCAGGTCAATCAGAATGGGACGCTTTATTGCGCGCTCACGATCGCGGATGGACAAACGGTCTCGAACTCGGCGGACGGGGCGCAACTGGCCGTGCTGACGCCCGGGGCGCGGCTCAGCCTGGACATTACTATGGTAGGGCCGACGAATCCGGGGGCGGATTTGACGGTGGTGATTCGGTTGTAGGTGCGGACGTCCACGAGGAGCCAAGGTCGATAAGTTGGGAGCGTTCGGGTAGGGACGGAGAAGGCAGCACTGTCCACGGTGAGTAGATCGATAAGTTGGGAGCGTTTGGGTTAGGGACAGTGTAGCCTGGACTG